TAGTGAGGCATTAAAAGAAGAAAATGCATTCAATGTAATTGATATCCAATGGAGAGATCACCCGGAATACAAAAAGCAGGAAGGGTTTGATTCCCTATATGAGGAGCTTGAGGGAAAGGGGGTTAGCGTTGAGGACTGGGAAAAAGTAACAAAGATCAACATGCCCTACAAGCAGTGGCTGCAAGAATATGAATGTGAATTTTTGGGTACAGGTGATACTTATATTGAGGGTAGTATACTTAGGAGATTGGTAGAAGATGTTTCTCCTGAATTTGAAATTAAGTATAATAATAGGATGCGAGTATTTAAACAAGCCGATCCTACAAGGCAGTATGTGATGGGGGTGGACACCTCCCTGGGAAGGGATAGGGATTACTCAGCATTTCAAATATTAGATTGTTATACAGGAGAACAGGTGGCCGAATTTTACTCTAATAGAACACCCATCAATGAGTTTGCTGAAATTATAGACAGGGAGGCTACCCTATATGGGACTGCCCTGGTTATGCCAGAAAGAAATACCATAGGGGAAAACCTCATAGATTGGCTTTTTAATGTATTTGAGTATGAAAATTTGTGGATGGAAGAAGGGGATGACAAAATAGGTTATCTCACTACAGCCAAGAACAAAGAATTTATGTTGGCTAAAATGGAAGAGTTTATTAGGAAACAGGTAATTAAGATTAACTCCAAGAGAACTGTGGAAGAATTACTTACATTTATAATTGATGATAACAACAAGATAAAAGCTGACAGGGGCAAGCATGATGACCTAATTATGAGTCTAGCTTTGGCTACTTTTGCCCTACATACTTTAAGTGAGAATGATCTTTTAGAATATTCTCAAATTCCTCATAAAGAGAAACTTCCTTTGGCTCCAGATATGTGGAGAAGAAGTGTGGCTACGGCAGGTGGAATTACGGAAGAAGATATGAGATGGCTATTGACGAAGACAAAAAAGTAGATGAAGGTGCAATAGGATATACTAGCTTCCAGGCTTCTCCTGGTGTGGGGGATCATGTGCGCGGAGGATTTCTACGGAAATTCTTAGCTGCCTTCTTTACTAAGAAAGGCCAAGCAGCTATAGCTGATGAGGATATAGCGGATGGCGAAGTTGTAGGCGATACTGTCCGAACCTTAGATGTCCCCAAAATAACAACACCAGAAGGGGGTGAGGACCATCCTACAGGTTTTACCGTAGCCAAAAGTTCTGTTCTGCTTCCTCAGCAGGAAGCAGATAGAAAAGAAAGATATAAAAGATATGAAGAGATGGATCACTACCCTGAGGTAGCTGCTGCTTTTGATATTTATGCTGATGATGCTACTCAAAAAAGTTCTGATGACAGAGAATGGATTATTAAAACTGAATATGATTTTATCAAAGATGAAGTTGATAAACTATTTAGCAATGTAAGGTTGGATAAGTTCTATTGGGATATTACCAGAAACACGGTAAAATATGGCGATTGTTTTATAGAGACAATCTTAGATTTAAATAGAACTAATTTAGGTATCCAAAAAATAAAAGTACTTAATCCTAATTATATTATACGAGTTGAGAATGAGTTTGGCTACCTTCAGAGGTTCCTTCAAGAAATACCTAGACGTGATACCGCAGGAGTTATTCCTAGTAGGGTGGATGATTTTGCTCAATCTAAATTTATTAATCTAGATAAAAACCAAATAATTCATTTCCGGCTTTATACTTCTGACCCTGCTTTTTATCCTTACGGTAAATCTATAGCTGCCCCTGCTATGCGGATATTTAGATCCTTGAGGCTGGCTGAAGATGCTATGCTGGTGTACCGCTTATCTCGCGCCCCTGAGAGAAGGATTTTTTATGTGGATGTAGGGAATCTTCCCACATCTAAAGCAGAAGTCTTCATGGAAAGACTTAAGGAAAAGTTCAAGAAAGAGAAATTCTATAACCACAATACTGGAAATATAGATGCGCGTTACAACCCCCTGTCTGCTGACGAGGATTTCTTTGTTCCTCATAGAAATAATAAGGGAACTAAGATTGACACACTTCCTGGGGCACAGAACCTAGGAGAGATAGAAGATGTAAGATATTTTAGGGATAAACTTTTAGCGGCTCTTAAAGTTCCAAAAGATTATATGGTGGAGAAAGATAAGTCTCCTGAGAGAAAGGCCAACCTTTCTCAGCTAGATGCTAAATTTGCTCGTGTTATTACTAGGGTCCAAAAATGTATACAAATAGGGTTAGAACTTTTAGCTAAAAGACATCTTATTCTAAAAGGAGTTGAGGAAAGCTATATAAAAGATTTACAAATATTGCTTCCTGATCCCAGTGATTTATTTGCTAAGAGGAGATTAGAGCTAGAAAATATAAAAGCTGCTGTAACTGCATCGGTACTTCAGACGGGGCTATTCCCCAATGAATATATTTATAAGAACTTCTATGATATGAGTGATGGAGAAATTTCAGAGCTTGAAGAAAAATTAGAGAAACAGCAGAAAAAGATGGCGGAACAACAGATGATGGGGGCTCCGGGGGGTGGTGCAGGCATTGGGCCTGGAACTGGGGTTGCGCCTCCTGGAGCACCCGCTATGGGCGGGGGAGCCCCACCAGCAGGAGGAGCAGCCCCTATGGGAGGGGCACCACTAGCGGGAGGAGCACCTATGGCAGGAGGAGCACCTATGGGTGGACCCCCCAAGCCTCAAGAATCTATTCAGCCTGAGGGAACCTCAATAGTGGAAATAATAAAAAAATACAAAATGCTCATAGATGAGTATGAGCTAAAAGAGTAAATAATAGGTTAGGAGATATAAAATGCTTGGATATATGTTTGAAAATCGTAACAACACGTTGAAATCAGCCATCAAAATTTCTGATTGCTTGGGTAGGTCTTTGCGGGAAAACGTACAGTTGTTTACTGTAGACCCTGAATTTAATAAGGTTACCTTTATTACTGAATCGGGGTTTGTTATAGATGGTAATTATTTTGCTGAAAATGGTAGCTTAACCTTGAAAAATATTAAGGTTCAGAATAGTGATATATTTTTGGACAATAATCATTTTAATAATTTTGTTTCAGAGAAGATTAAAAACTTTGTATCTAATATCCATGAGGCAGATTATGCGGGGGCTGATGGTTCCTTCGATGAAGTATTAAGCTTGTGGGAAACTAGATTACGATTTAATGAAGTTAAAAAGAGGTTGGAGGAAAAGTCTCAAGCATTTTCAAGCACTCAAGATATTATTAGCACTCCTGAAGTACAAAAGTTTTTAGAGATAGTTCCTCAAGTTGTTCGGTGGCTACACGAGAATAAGGAGCAAATTAGCTCTGTAACAGAAATAAGAAATGCTGTTAAGTTGTCTCACTCAGTTTCAAAGGCATTTGATATTCCCAAAATTTCGGTAGATAAATTGGAAGAAGAGAAGGAACTTATATTTAAGGATAAAAACAGTAAAAGTATTTATGATATAATTTGCAAGCAGGAGTTGGTAGCAAAAGAGCTTAGAGAGTCTAAGCAAAACTTTGATATCGTTTGGGCAAACAATAAGAAAATTAATGCTCTAGCGACGTTGCTGTATAGTGGGGACGAGAACAAGGTTTCCCAGGCTCTTTCAGAGACCCTGTGTGAAGTCCCTTACTTGGCCTTAGCAACCAAGAAACAATTGGTAGAAACTTTTATTAAAACTCTTCAATTGGAGAGTTCCCTTTACATAGATTTCTCAGAGAAGGATATTAAATCTTTTGCTTCTATAATCTTTGAAATGAAAAAGCCAGTTAAGAGTCTTCTTATTGAGACTATTAATGAAAAGTATGGTGTAAATGTTCAAAATCTAAAAGAAGTTCCTTCTTTTAGAGGTCTTGTGGAAGCTCAAATAGTTATTTTTGAGTCTCTTTCTAGGCTCGCTCCCAGGTCTTCTATTATTAAGGACGTTCTGGGGCAAGTAAGCAAGCTCTTAAAAGAGAAGTCCGGTGTAGAGGCTATTGATGTAAATGATATTCTTCAAGCTATATTTGAGAAAGCTGCATATGATAATCTTTACGAAGATTATTCTATTACAGATAAAATAAATTTAAAGGAAATGTTTGAAAACGATCTCTCTCCTGAGGAGATCGTTTCTTTAATAGAGGGTCAACTAGAAAAAGTATCTAGTAAACTTAATAAGTTGACTGAGAATAAGAAAGATTCTTCTCCACGGAAAGATGAAGATGCTGAAAAAGGTTATCCTGAAAAGGGTATAGAGGGAGGAACTAAGGCAGCTAAAAAAGAAGAAAAGAAAAAGAAGGGGAAAAAAGAAAAAGAAGATTCTCCCGATTCACCTGACGAAGTGCAAGCCCAGTTAAGTGGGGAAGATAAAGTTACTCAATACGGTGAAGCTAAAGACGAGCCCTCTAAAGAAGAAGAGAAAAAGCCTATAAGCAAAGAAGATTTTTTCGCTAACTTAGAAAATCTTACTAATATCCTTAGGGGCGGGGGAGAAGGCGACAAAGAGGGCGAAAACAAACAACAGTGATGTTAGATGGCTGACCCTACTTACTACCCGCTGATACTTTCCTCTGTTGGGGGTGAATGTGTCATTGCCGAAAGTAGCTCCATCAATTTTTCGGATGGTGGGGTTCTTTCCGGTCTTAGCGATGTTCACATTGCTGCCACTCCTGGCGAGGGCCAACTGCTTACCTGGGATAATTCGGATCAGAGGTGGGAAGCGTCCGCTGCACCTACGGGGGGAGGGGGCGATCCGGCTGTTTTAAGGGCACCTACCACCACCGCAGAATCTACAATTACCCCCGGTGGTACTGATGTTGTCGGTTTAACTATAATTCCACGAGCGGCTGCTTCCGCTTATTCCTTAAGAGTTTATGCACCAGGACAGACTGCGGAAGATTTAGACTCTCTCAATATTAAAAGTGATGGTACAACAAAAGTAAAAAATCTCCAAACACATGATGTTACGATTAATTCTCAATTAAGTATTGGCATAGAAGCAGGACAAACTTCATCCCCATTTGTAGTATCTGATTCAGGTGGAAATCATGTTTGGTATATTGATGCCAGTGCTAACCTCTTTACTTCAGGCGGAATAGATGTAAGCGGAAATAAAATTACGCAGGTAGGAACTCCGACAGCCACAGATGACGCAGCTACTAAGGCATACGTTGATGCACAAATCCATACTGAAGGTTACTGGACTGCTGTTCCAGCTACTAACTCTATTTATTATTCTTCGGGTACGAATGCTAGTGCTGTAGGTATTGGGGTTACTGCCCCTCATGCCACTCTGGAAGTTGGGGGAGGTGTATCAGCCGTTACTGTAGAAGCTAGAGAGGGGGTGTCTGGAGCTATAGTTTCAGGAACTGCTGTTAGTGGATTAAGTGGTAATTTTAGTGTAGGAGTTTCAGGAGCTATAGTATCGGGAACTAATATAAAAGGTATTAGTGGAACTTTTACTGCACCTGTATCGGGAGTTTCTGGTACTACTGATAATACATTAACTACAAAAGAATATGTGGATACCAGAACTGCGGATGTATCAGCAGACTATATTCTCAGAGATGGAAGCGTAGCCTTTACCGCAAATCAGTCTATGGGCTCGAATAAGCTTACTAACGTTACTGATCCAGGCAGTGCTCAAGATGCAGCTACCAAAGCATACGTTGATTCACAGTCCCACGGTGGAAGTGGTGGTTTATGGACCGCTGTTCCAGCTACTAACTCTATTTATTATTCTTCCGGCACTAATGTTAGTGCTGTGGGT